AATACGCAACATTTTACGTGCTTGGGTAAAACGGGGGTAGGCCAAAATACTTTTGAAACACAAAAAATGCGCGATTTGTGACTGACCAGTCACAACTTTTTTGGTCCGACCGATTTTTTTGTGACGGTAATTTTTTGCGTCCTCCGGCGCGTCTGGCCTCCCGGCCTATTTTCTCCCCCTTGTCTATACGCTCCCGTCATTTAGGCACCATTTTACGCAAGACTGAAATTACGCATATGTTCCATTGCGACACTTGTAACACCACAACCAATAACAAATTTGATTACAAGCGCCATCTTTTTCGTCAAAGCATCAACGGTTATGTTCCGAGAACGCCAAATGTAAAAATATGATTCACAGTCTCATAAGCGGTGTATCGGGGGGTCAGGACGTAAAAAACATCCCCCAAAAACCGACGTTGGAAATTTGCGAAGTGTCGACCCCCCAAAAAACACCCATCAATGAAATCGTTCATATCGACCTCGGAATGGAAAACGAAGAAGGGGATGTCATTTACGACCCAAAACCACTTGGTCACGTGACCACCCCCGGCGACACTCGCGCCTTTACTTGTAGATATTGTAAACGTATCTATATCAACCGAACTGGATTATGGCGACATAATAAGAAATACGGAACGATGTGTATTACAAATGTCCTGGAAGCACCGCCGAAGATAGAAAACCCGGAAGAACTGAAGAGTATGATACAAACAATGATGCTGATGAATGAAGAGTTCAAGACACAGATTTTGGAATTATACAAAAAGAGCGCGGCTGCGATGGAATTGACGACAACCTATAATAACAATATGATGAACTGTAATAATAATACGTTTAACCTCCAGATGTTCTTAAATGAACATTGTAAGGACGCGATGAATATGAAGGAATTTGTGAATTCTATCCAATTAAACACGGACGACCTAGAAAGTGTGGGGAAACTTGGGTATGTAGAAGGGATGTCGAATATATTGATATCAAACCTGAATAAAACCGAACTTCATAAACGCCCGGTTCATTGTAGCGACGTGAAGCGGGAAATGTTTCTTTTGAAAAACTCGGGTAAGTGGGAACAAGATACACCGGACTGTGAGAAACTGACAAATGCGGTGCTTGCGGTGGAACATAAAAATGTCCAACTCATTGGGGAATGGGCCGCGTTACATCCGAATTGTATGGACAGTAATTCAAACGAGAATATCCAGTATTTGAAACTGTCAAAAACGATAACTGACGGTGCGAAGGATGGGAATATTAGTAAAGTGTTGAAAAAATTGGCGAAAAATGTATATGTGAACAAGGAAGTGGCGATGGCGGCCATTGCGGCCAAGGCGGCGAATTCGGACTTTTTGGACAATGGAATAAATACGGCATAAATACAATGTGGTATATGACGTAATAATGAATACGGCATATGACGAAATAATGAATACGACGGCAAGCGACATCCACGAGACACTAGCGAATTTCTTAAATTATCTAAATGCGTCATTGTATGAAGCACAGTTCACGCAACGCCACGAGCAAGCCCGCGCGAATTTGAACGCGATATACGACGCGGTCGCCGCTTCCACGGAGAAAGAGCCTACATACGAACAACTTGTTTCATTTTATAATGACATTCGTGTTCTTGAAAAAGTTACGGATACAGATGACCCCATTTATTATACGTATAAGCGATTGTTGCGCAGGTATATTGCGTTACTTGAAACGTCGACTACCCCTGAATAATCGCCCTGGCACTCTCCACGATTTCGCTTGGATACTCGAGGTCGCGGAGAACTTTCAACCCCCCCTTGATACTGGATATTCCGTTGGCAATCTTATACAGATACGCGCCCGTATCCGCACATACCGACATATGAAGATTGGTAATCGCTCCCGCGTTCCGCTTCTCGAGAAGTTCACAAAGTTCAATGTAATGTGTGGTGAGGATGAGGTCAACCCGCGGGTTCTTGGAGATGAACGCGATATACCCGTATGCGGCAGCGACGGCTTCGTATGGATTGGTCCCTGAATAAAGCTCGTCAAAAATACAGAAATGACGCGATGTGGGGTTGTCCATAATACATCGGAGAATTTCCATACAGCGGCGTGATTCGGCCTGGAAGAGACTGTCGCGTCCCGACGTATCCGGGATATTCAAGTAACAGTGAAGATAATCATAGGGTGTGATTTCTGCGTGCTTGTAGAACCCATAACCGATTTGTTGCGAGAGAATGATATTGAATAATGTCGACTTGATAACGGTGGTCTTTCCCGCGGCATTTGGGCCGGTGATGACGAGTTGTTTATCCAGGACGATGTCATTGGCGACGACTGCGGTGGCATTTGCGGCCTGAAGTGGTGCGTATACTTGAGAAATCAGTTTTGTAATACCGGATTTTTTTACAAAAGGGGCGGGCGGAGGCGGCAATACGGCCTCGCCATCGCCCTCGCCATCGCCATCGCCCTTGTCTTCGGCTTCTTCCTTAATGGGTGTCAGTGGGCGCACCTCGGTCTCGTCCTCTGCTCCGGCTCCGGTCTCCGCCTTTGTGAACGAACACACGTGGATTCTTCCGTCAATGACGAAGGAACGGCACGCCGTCAAATGCTCCATATACGCATTAAATCCAAAACTATATTCCAGAAGTTCATTTAAATCCGTCTGCGAAAACAGTGAATAATAGTTCTTCATTACATATCCAATCTGGAAGAATTTACTCACGGATACAGAAAACGGCGAAATATCTGCGAGTGCCTGCGTGACTTGGTTCAGTAAAGTATACTTCGCAGTGAGTTCTTCACGAAAGGGTTCGTAGGTCGACAAATGATACGTCTGTATGAGTTGAATCATATACGACATATTGACACCCGTCGCGGTAAGATACCCGTTGATGGTATGAATATGGGTATGAACCAATTTGATATTCTTGTAAAACCGAACACAAGCCATTATGTTCTGGTAGATTTGAAAGATGTAGAACACGACCGACATCATAATATACATCTTCTGTTCCACACTTACTGTCTCGAATTGTGTCATAAATTTACCCACTGCGTGCTGACTGATAATGGTTTTTAAAATATCGATATACTCCGATACCGAAACACTCAGTCCACGCATCATTAATACGAAGAAGGGGATGATTAACACAATCAATGGTGTCAATAGCGCTATCACAGGTGATGAAATATTATACAATGTCAGGAACTGAAGAAATGACGACGACCCGTTCAACTTGGAGAGGAAGGGGGTCTCGACGTAACTGAATTTCTCTTTAAAATCAGTGAGTTTTCCTGTTCCTCGGAAATCTTTCCAGGTCTCCTTCATTGTCGCAAAGGCTTCCACGGGGGTGGCGTGTGCGGTATTTTGCGCGATACAACGTTCCAGAATTTCATTGTCAAACATTTGAAGGAGTGTCTGAGTTTGTTTTAGATACTCGATATCCGTTGTATAATACTTGCTCCAGATGGGGAGGTGTTCGGTTCCGTAGACGGATGTGGGGGTGAACACGTAATGATACAGACCATTTACACTTGCGGATTCGGTATCGTCATCGTCATTGTTCGAACGCTGTTTCGGCTGTATCATTTCTAGGTCATCAATGATGGAAACCGGCAATTCGTGTAATTTCTCGGGGTCGGTATATGAAATTGGATGCTTAAAGACATCGACTGTGCCCGCGCCCGTGCCCGTGCCCGATGTCGATGCCGTCTTCGCGCCACAAAATCCTAAATGTTCCATCAATAATGCTTTAATATCTTCCGGTTCACGTGGTATTTCACCTACGGATTCACGCACATCAGTAATCAGCGAACATACACTAAAAGAACAAGAACCCTCGCTGGTCATCGCTATCGCTATATGATTCTACAGTATAAAATGAAGATAATCCTTCGTTTTAAACCTATTTATTTGAATACTAAACCCCCTCCATAAAATTCACTGGCAACTCGGTGATAATCGTACCATAGTATGTCTCAATCTCTTTCTTGATGCGCATATCGCGACGCGTAATGAAGTTGATGCCGACACCCTTGCGCCCCCAACGTCCCGAACGTCCAATACGATGAAGGTAGATATGAACATCCTGCGGCATATCAAAGTTAATCACCGTGCTAACCTGCTGAATATCAATCCCGCGCGCAGTCACATTGGACGAAATAAGAACACGGTGAACACCCGCCTTGAACTCCTGGTATGCCTTATCACGGTCCCCCTTCTCCATACCGCTGTGAATACAACAAACGGGGAAACCATCAAAAAGCATCGCTTCGTGAAGGTCTGCCACACGTTTCGTAGAATTACAGAAAATAATACATTGCGAGACCGAAATCGTCTTAAAGAGGTCCTTCAATGTAAGATATTTCTGGACATCGTCGTCGAGTGCAACATAATGTTGTTGAATCCCTTCAAGAGTCAACTGTTCCGCTTTCACTTGAATATTGACGGGTGACCGCATAAACTTCTCGGTCAAACTATAGAGTTCAGGCGGCATCGTTGCGCTGAATAGCACGACCTGAATATCCGAAGGCATATATTGAAAGATATTGTAAATTTGGTCATTGAACCCCGCCGAAAGCATCTCGTCTGCCTCGTCAAGAACAAGCATATGAACGTTAGAACCTTGAATATTATTACGGCGAATCATATCGAAAACGCGACCGGGGCATCCCACAATAATGTGTGGCGCGGATTTACGCAACTCCACCGCGTCTTCCGCAGTAGACGTGCCTCCAACGAGAAGACGCATCGTGAGTCCGGACATCATTGCGCCGAGACCGGAGATGACATCGTAGATTTGTTTCGCGAGTTCACGTGTAGGTGCGAGAATAACGACTTGGGTCTTCGCGGAAGACGTGTCCACACTTTGAAGCGCCGCGACGGTAAACGCGCCGGTCTTGCCTGTGCCGGATTGAGCTTGCGCGATGACATCGCGTTTCTGAATAATGGAAAGTATTGATTTTTGCTGGATATGACTGGGGTTTTCAAAACCATAGGCGTATATTCCGCGGAGGAGATCGGGGGAGATTTCGTCGACGTCTTCCCATTTCTTAAATTCGGGATACGATGTGGAGGCGAAGCCGGAACCAGAGGCGGCGGAGTCAGCGGAGGCGGAGGCGGAGCCGGAACCGGAAGCGGCGGAGTCACTGAAGGTGGAGCCGGAAGGAGTATCGTCGGTGGATGACATTGTATACAGTAAAGGTGTAATCGCGAAAATATCGAATATGTCTGATAATAATAGCAGGATATGTTTAAGTTTGTTTGAAATAATGTTGCCAGTATGTATATTGTAGAATGGCGAACCCGTTGACTTGGAACGTAACCACCATAAATGAAACCAACCCTCAAAGACAATTTGATACATTTTTAATGGAAATAGTTAAGGCCGGCGCGATTGAAATGATAGCAAAGGGAAAAAATGGCATTGGATTTCAACTACGTCTGTCGAATGATGTTAACCCATTTAAAACATTTATGATTAAATCCGACGAACAAAGTGTTACACCCGATGGAAAAAAAGTTGTATCCGAACCAGCTATAAAAGATACAACTGGAATATCAACAGATAAACACCTTCCATATGATATAATTTTTATGAAATTAATACCTATATCTGATAACCCGAAAGCACATATGGCAGTTATGACATTTAAAAAAAAAGTTATAAAAGAATCAAAGGATTCAAAAGATTCAAAAGATTCAAAATCCAATAAACTTAGGTTTCATAATTCGTCTAGTACATCATTTTACAATGAATGTAACAAACAAATAGATGTATACGCAAAAACAAACAACGAATTTAATTCTGTATGTCTTCCATTATTTTACCATACAATCGTAAAGGCACCGAAGAGTGGAGAACCACCTACCCCATTATCTCGTTTTTTACGCGAGATTGTAGAAAGTGAAATAAATAAAGAACAACAATATGGTCTCGCATTTATGCCATATACTACAAATTTTGGATATTCAGATACGCTAGGTTTTCTAGAATTACAAAATACTGAATTATTAACACTAACTTCAGATGAAGGTATCGCGCGTATTATAGCCAGTCTTGATTCTAAAACAATACAAGAACCCGTCACTGAAGAACTAAAACTTGAAATCGATAAAATGGTTATAACTATTTTTCAAAGTGAACCATATATATATTTGTTTATTGCAATTGTGTCATTATTACACCGGTTATATATTGCGGGGTATTGTCACGGAGACCTTCACGCAAATAATCTTATGTTATATAAATCAATTTCTTCAATCGCGATAATAGAAAAAAGAGAACATCTTTTTTATGATGGTTGTTTATTTATAGATTGGGGGTTTTGCTTTTAGACATATGCAACCTATAGATATAGAAAGTATAAATACCTATGACGGTTTTATTGAAGTTATAAAGTTTATTATAATTACGTCGCCTAAAAAGCAAGATGGGAAAAATATGCTGGAATTCATGTGGTATTATTGGTTTCCAAAAGTATTTGTAAATAATATTTTTGATAGTAACCCAACGTTAAACGAAAAAAGATGTAGAAATATTTTCATATTATTTCAGCATTTTGAGAAATATCGTAAAAACTTTGAAAGACGACAGTTAGACATTTTTAATGTGTTAGTAGAAGACCCAGATATAATTTCTCAATTCCGTAATTATAATGCGTCTAATATCCTTTCGGTAGAACATTATATTAGAACGCTAGGCGGAGATAATGAACGAAACCTAAATACGTTCAATGTATACGGTGGTCGTCGTATTGTGCGTTCGCGTTCGCGTTCTTACCATTTTACTCATAAGAAAACCAACAAACGCAGAGGCAGTAAGTTCCGCCATCGCAAATCAAATAAGCGTTATCGTAAATAACGGCGACCGCCACCACCCATCCTTGAAATACTCAAACATCCGCCTATCCGTCTGATACGCACCCCACTTCGTCGCACGCACAATCGCCTGAAACCGCGGCGAATTCAACGCACGCACCATCGCTTCCCCCTCCACCGCCGACGCCACCGGCAACCCAAATGAAAACTGCCCCATTCCGTATTCCCCCGTGTGGTCCAAATATGGATACAACTTTTCATTGAAATTCAAAATCACCTTCGCCTTCCCGAAATGCCCCGTCCCTCGCGTCTTCGTGTTGGAATACCAGAGTCCGAGTCCACGCCGCGTCATTGTATGAACAACCGGATAAATAAATTCCCCGGCGCGGTATTCAGCCGACATATGCGGGAGGTCACTGCCGTAAGCGGAGCGGTCGTAGATGACGCGCAGGGGGTCGGGTCCCAACAGGTCAATTATTTCTTTTATGGATTCAAATTCTGCGTTGGGAAGGAATGGCCAATCTCTCGGCGAGAGAATATACTCCGCATTTCCATCAGACTTACTCGTAATGACGCGACACGACCTCTCGTCGGACGTGCCGACACCTACTCCACCACCGACGCCGATAATAAAAAGGTCCATTCGTTGCTGAACACTTAAATCGCGTATTGCGGTTTTCTTATCTATCATATGAAGGTATTGAAGGTGGCACGGCGACCTCGTCATCATTGTCCACAATCCGTGAGGGCTCAACGGTTTTCGCCACGCTGGTGGAGTAATGAAACAAAGAAATCTCTCGGCGTCGGATGAAAGATTTCGGCGAAGTATTCCGAGAGATTTCACAATAAACTTATCCCATAAGGTTTGTCCGCCTTTACTGCTGA